ACCTCATTGAAATCATTGGGTGAAGAAGGTGGTGCTTATGCGTCAGGTCTTGCTGACCAAGCCGCAACAATGGGTGGTAAATTCTCTAATCTACAAGACAACTTAGCATCATTTGCCAAAGGTATTGGTGAAGGTGGTCTTAACACAGCATTAAAAGAAGTACTAGACACATTCAATGGATTGTTCGAAGGTAGTGGTCAACTTGCAACAAAGATTGGTGCAGGATTAGGTGCCGCTATTCTTACACTAGTAGACAGATTCAAACTTATTGTCTCTACAGGTAAAGCAATCTTTGGTGGATTGTCTGACATGGTTGTTGACTTACTTGGTAACATCAAACAAAACTTTGCTAACTTACCAGAAATGTTAAGTATGGGTGGCGTAGTTCAAAAGTTTAACAGTGCATTTGTAACAGCAGGTAACATTGTTAAAAAGATTACAAACTTTATGATTAACACATTTAGAGCATTCTACGAACAAGCATTCTCAATCATTACTAAACTACCAGACATCTTTAGTGAAGTATTTCAAGGTATTGGTAGACTTGCTATTGACTTTGGGTCAAGAATTGTAAATCAGTTTAGGTCTATTGGTAAAGCAATGAAGATGGCTATTCAAGCACCATTCACAGATGTAACATTTGCAGATGCACTTATGGAAGCAAGTAAAAATGCATTCGAAAACTTCTCTCTTGGTGATTCATTTGACATGCCTGATGAAGTATTCTTGTCTAAAGAAGACATCAACAGAATCTATGGTACAGACAACATTGCTCTTGCAAAAGAGTTTATTATTGGTGCAAGTAAAGAAGTATTAGACAGTTTCAGTAGACTTAAAATTAACATCTCTGCGTTCAAACCAGGAGCAGGGTTTAATCAGTTTATGGAAGAGTACAATAGACTATTAGCAGAAGGTAAAGAAGAACAAGAAGCAGTTGAACAAGCATTAGCAAATCATTCAGATGCACTTGTAGTTAATACTAATAATCAAAATAAAAACAATCAATCAGGTAGTAAGAAACTTACTCTGCTTCAAAGAACAAAGAAAGCATATGATGATTTAATTAAAGTTGTTACAAAGACAACTGACCAAGACATCATCAACAAAGACTTACAACCAATGTTAAACAAAGCATACGCTGATGGTACACTGAACTTAGAACAATACAGCAATGCACTTAAAAACATCAACAGCAACTATGCTCCATTAGAAGTACAAACACACAGAACGATTGACACAATCAAACAAGGCTTTGCAGGAATGGCAGGTTCTATTACTGACACATTCTACAATATGTTTGCAGGTGTTACATCAGTGTTTGATGGTCTAAGAAGTATTGCTGGTATGGTGTTTCAGATGGTTGCAAAAGCAGTCATACAATCTATGATTGTTAAACCATTAATGATGGCAATGGGTATTCCAATGTTCGCACAAGGTGGTCTGGCAGCAGGTGGTAAACCAGCAATCGTCGGTGAGAACGGACCAGAACTTATTGTTCCAAAATCAAATACAAGAGTGTTCTCAAATGCACAAACAAATGGTATGATGAATGGTGGAGGTGGTGGAGAAGCACCAACAGTTAACTTCAACATTAATGCTGTTTCAACAAGAGATGGTATTGAGTTCTTACTAGACAATAAAAATACAATTACTGCGGTAATCCAAGATGCATACCAAACAAGAGGTGCATCGGGACCGTTAGGCTAAAGGAGACATAAATGGCAATCACAGATTATTCATATTTGGACTCAAGTGATGCATCACTAAGAGTATTTCCAACAACAGTCAAGCCAGCAAAGATTACAATGGAAGTTGAGATGCCTACATTAGTTTCTACAACAAATGCGTTGACTACACAAAGACGAACAACAGGTGCTCATCGTATTAGATTAGAGTACACATATGCTCCTATGGACGCAGATGAGATGCAACCATTTATTGCTTTCTTTTCTGCTATGCAAGGACAAACAAAAGCATTTAAGTTAAATGTACCAAAAGAATTGATTAACGATTCAACTCATATTGCTGATTCATCTACACATACATCAACAGGAAGTTATTCAAAAGGCACTAGAGAAGTTACAGTGAATGGATTTGGAAATAACTTGACTACAGCCATAAAAGGCGGGAACTTAGTTCAATTCAGCAACCATGACAAGATTTACATCGTTTCTGCTAATGGTGGTAGTGACGGTTCTGGTAACTGTAAGATTAGAATAGAACCAGGTCTATTCGAAAACATCACTTCCTCACACTCGCTAAATACTTTTAGTGATGACATACCATTACATGCCATATTCGCTAAAAGTGAAATACAGTTTGATGTGAATAGTGCTTTATTGTATGGATTTAAGATTAACTTCATAGAACAATGGACAAACTAAGATGCCAAGAGGATTTAATTCAACAGCAAAAACTGAAAGTGTAAAGAGTTTCAACTCAATAGCAACTCTTGTAGAAGTCATAGTAGACACAGGTAACCCAACATACTTGACAGACTTTGCAAGAGACATTTCACATGATTCTAAAACATTCTTGTCAGCACAAGGATTGTTAAGTGTCAGTTCAGTTACAGAAAACAATACAAATGGTATTGAGAAAGTTTCAATGTCACTAACAGGTGTTGATGACACATTCGTTAGTCTATTCTTAGACTTTGATTACATTGACAGACCAGTTAAAATACATAAAGTATTCTTAGACCAAGATGGCGGAGTGTTAGGTAATTCTCTGTTAATATTTGATGGTAGAATAGACAAGCCAGTTATTAAACATGACTTTGATGGTAGAACTGCTTCAGTAGGTATTCAAGCAAGTTCACATTGGGTCAACTTCGAAAGAAAGAATGGTCGTACAACAAACGATGCACATCAGCAAACATACTTTGCTGGTGATGATTGTTTTGAAGAAGCAATCAACTATGAAAAAGAGATTGCATGGGGACAAGCAGACTAATGAATTTAACTTATGAGAGATTGAATGTAAGACACACTAAAGAAGTAATTGCGTTATGTAATACATGGTGGTATGATTCTGCGTTCTTTGAGAATACAGAAATGCCATTCATCTCTAAAGAAGTTTATTGGTGGAATATGTTTCAAGCAGGAATAATGATGGGTATTGTAGGACGCAATGATGAAGGTGAAATGAAATCTTGTTATGTTGCAACTCGTAACTCGTACATGTTCAACAACAACTACCAAATGGCTAACGAAGTTGTTTGGTGCATAGACCAAGAATACAGAAGTGGTAGAAATCTAATTCAATTATTAAATGAAATAGATGCGTGTGTTAAGTTAAACGAATGTAACATTTACAATCTTAATCTACCATTATTAGAAAACAATGACAGGCTAATCTCAAAGTTAGAAGACAGAGGTTTCTTTAAGCAAGACATTTCAATGTTAAAAACTGTCAAACGGGAGAACGTTGATGGCTAAAGTAGTAGCAATCGTAACAGCAGTAGCAGGCGTTATTGCCGCTGTAGGTGTTTCAACAGCAGTAGCAACAGTGATTGCAACTGTGGCTGTTGGTGCAGTCATTGCCGCAGGTTCGGTAGCGATTGCAAATAAACTTACAAAAGCAATTACACCAGACTTTGGTAGTGCGGCAGAGTTCGAAGTACAAGGTGCTCAAGGTATTATGGTTAACAAGACAGGGTCTTCGCAATCAATACCAGTCATCTATGGTGAAACAAGAACAGGTGGTATTAGAGTATTTGCTCATACAGAAGGAACAGTAGGTGACGTTGAAAACGCATACTTACATTTAGTATTTGCGATTGGCGAAGGCGAAATGAACAAGTGTTCAGCAATCTACTTTGATGGAGAACTTGCTGGAACTTGTAGTAGTGCAGGCTCAACTGACCCAGGTAGTTGGTCAATACAATCACCATACAGTGGCAAAGTTAACATGTACTTTAGACCGGGAACTGATTCACAAACAGCAATCAGTGGACTAGCAGGTAAAGGTTCATGGTCAGACCCAAGATTTAGAGGCATTGCTTATGCTTACTTGAGATTAGAATATGACAGTGATGTATGGAAGAATGGTCTACCACAGATTACATTCGAAGTTGAAGGTAAGAAAGTACCAAGTACAAGTGATGGAACAAGTCTTTCATATTCAGACAATCCAGCAAGATGTGTACTGGATTACTTAGTGAATGACCGCTATGGTAAGGGTATTGACCCAAGTGACATTGACTTAACATCATTCGCAAGTGCTGAATCATATTGTAACACAAAGGGATTTGAAACAAGAGGTAATGTTTCAACAAGTGGTACAGTGTATGCAAACTTAATTGACATACTTACAAGTTGCCGCGGTTACATCGCATTTGGTAACAAATACAGATTACTCATTGACCAAACTGAGAATACAACATCATTAGCAATCACAGATGACAATACAATAGGTAATGTTGAATACATATTAGGCGACAAAAAGTCTATTTTCAATAAAATGACTGCTAAGTTCTTAAATGAATCTACTGGTTACAAAGATGACATTAAAGTTATTACAAGTTCTACACTTGTTTCACAAGACAACGGTATGCCATTAGAAGCAAATATTCCACTACCATTCACAAAGACAGCAAGTGTGGTAGAACAAATATTAATAGAAGAAATCAATCAAAGTAGACAGTCACATATGATTCAACTTAAATGTACAGTTGAAGCAATTGACTTACAAGTAGGTGACAAAGTAACAGTTACAAACTCTACATTTGGTATTACAAACAAAGAATTTAGAGTTATGTCAACAGTCGTAGAACCAAGCAGTGAAGTAACACTGTCATTAAGAGAATACGATTCTGCTGTTTATGGCTCATCAATAATAACAAACGCACGTAATGATGACAATGACTAACAAACGCTCTGTAGGGTCAAATATGGAGCACACAGGACAACATAAGGAGACATCATGCCATTAAAGGTTAGAACACCAAATACAAATATTAGTACTGGTAGTATTAAAACAGATTTCATTAAAGATGCAAATGTTACTACAGCAAAGATTGCCGATGATGCAGTTACACTTGCAAAGATTTCAACAACCGGTGCAACAAACGGTAAAGTATTAACTTACAATTCAACAACAGACGCAGTAGAGTGGGCAGACACCCCAGTTAACGCTGGTGATGTAGAAGTCAACCCAGACAGTTACGATCCATCACTTTGGACAGAGTTTAATGTAGACATATGGGAATTTGCACCACTAAGAGTTTCTAAAGCAGGTGGTACACCTTTTGCTATTGCAAGAAGCAGAACAGACAACAACTTTGCGTTTATGGAAGCATCAATCTTAGACAGAGATTATGACTTCTCAGGTGGTGTAAGTGGTCCGGATCTTATGGCTAATCAAAATACGTTCATAGGAACACCAGGTGGTGGTGGCAGAAGAACATCAGCACAATGGACAAGATTACGAGACATTACTGTTGCGGGAACAGACGGAACAGATTGTGAATATGACGCATACCAAACACATTATGAAATTGTAGCATACGACAAAGCAAGTGGTAATACTGAAGTTTCAAATTCTGTCATAGATGCAAGTTCTGACCGAACACAAATAATGAATAGTTTAGAAGTAGTTGCAAGACAACCCAATAGTGGTAATGAAGATTTAAGTGCTTTAAGATTGCGTTATGTAGGAACAGAACAAGGTTCTCCAGATGCGTATGTGTCTCTTTACTACCAATCTATTGACACGGCATTAGACATGATTCGCTTTAGAGAAATTTCTGGTGCACCAGTTACAGAGTTTAAGACATCAGTTGCGTTTGAACAACCAATAACAGGTAACACACGTATTGGTGACATAACTATTAGTAGTAACACAATTACAGTTGATGGTGATGAAGTAGAGTTTGATGCTGATTTCAATATTACAGGCACTGCTTATTTTGGTAGTGGTAATGGAACACAAGTACAATCTGATGGTACGATTACAACATTTGGGAGTGCAAGTAAAGTCCCATTTGGAGACACAATACAATTAGATTCTAAAGCATCAGACCCAACAGGCGTTACTGGTGCAATGTATTTCAATAGTTCAACAAACACTTTCAGAGGTTACAATGGCTCTGCTTGGTTAGACTTAGATTCACAAGGTTCATCATTAGAAGAAGAAACGTTTGCAGGTCAAATCAATATTGTAGAAGATGGTGCAACTTCTACAGATTTAAGTAAAGTAATAATAAAGTACAGTGGTACATCAGCAGATGATGCCAAAGCAGAGATTAATCTTTACAATAAAAACGACAATGCAACAAGCACAGGTATTACACTGTACGCTCCTGGTGCCAACACTGCACATGTTGTTACAAGCAATCATTTTGTTGTTGGTGACACCGTTACTAATGGTGCATCTACAAAATCATTAATAATTTCTAATAGTTTGCCAACTGGCGGTGATTACAGCGGTAAAGAAACAACTAGTATTATGAAAGCATCCTTGTCATCAACTGGTGGTACATCCGCAACTGGTGGTATGG